GTCTGAGCTTGTTGCCATGGGTTATGACCAGGAGTTGGTTGAGTCCAACACAGGCGAAGACGAACTCGACACAAACATTGAGCGCATTGCGCGTAATCCCGCACAAATGATGTTTGGCGAGTCTGCCAACAATCCTGCGCAACGCCGTGTGCTTTACACCGAATCCTATATTCGCATGGACATGGACGGTGATGGTGTGGCGGAACTTCGTAAGATTTGCACCATGGGGCCGTCCTATAAGATCGTTGCCAACGATCCGGCGGATGATGTGCCTTTTGCCTATTTCTGCCCTGATCCTGAGCCGCATACGCTTTTTGGCATGTCCACGGCTGATGTGACTATGGACATTCAGCGCATCAAGTCAGTGATTTTGCGCAATATGCTTGATTCATTGGCGCAATCCATTCATCCGCGCACAGGCGTGGTTGAAGGCCAAGTCAATCTTGATGACGTGCTGAATAACGAAAACGGCGCCATTATCAGAATGCGTGCGCCTGGTATGGTTCAGCCGTTCACCACACCGTTCGTTGGCGGTCAGGCATTCCCGATGATGGAATACATGGACCAGGTGAAAGAGGCCCGCACTGGCATGTCCAAAGCCTCCATGGGCCTTAACGCCGACGCACTGCAATCCACGACCAAGTTGGCGGTACAAGCTACGGTACAAGCCGCGCAGCAACACATTGAGTTGATTGCTCGCGTGTTCTCTGAAATCGGCATGAAGCGTTTGTTCAAAGGCTTGTTGCGTTTGATTACGCAGCATCAGGACAAGCCACGCGTCATTCGCTTGCGCAATCAATGGGTCCAAGTTGATCCGCGTGGTTGGGATGCTTCGATGGATGTAAGCGTGAATGTTGGTCTTGGTACTGGCGGCATTGATGAAAAGATTCAATTCTTGCAAGCCATAGCTGGCAAGCAAGAGCAGTTGCTCCAAACGCTTGGCGTCAACAATCCGATTGTGACGGTTGGTCAATACGCTAACACGTTAGCCAAACTGGTTGAGATGGCGGGGTACAAGGATTCGACGCAATTCTTCAATCAATTGCCGATGGACTTTTCTCCGCCACCGCAACAGCCGCAGCCCGATCCCACGCAAGCCTTGGCGCAAGTTCAGATTCAATCCATTCAGGCTGACATTCAAAAGAAAGCCGCCGAACTTGCCCTTGAGCGTGAAAAGATGATTCGCGCTGATGATCGTGAGCGTGATCGCATTGCGCAAGATGGCATTTTGAAGCGCCAAGAGATGGAACTTAAGTATCAAGTAGACTTGGCAAAGTAGCAATGGATCGTGAACGGATGCAAATGCAAGCCATTAACCAGGCCCAACAAGCCGTGACAGCGGCGCAACCCATGCAATGACCAACGACGAAAAAATACGACGCGCACAGGAAGCTGAACGAATTATCAACTCCACGCTTTATCAAGAGGCGTGGCAGCAGATCAGAGAATCGTTGTTTGAAGAGTGGACGCACTCGGAAGATGCCAAGCATCGAGAGGCGATCTTTCATGACTTTAAGTCCATGGAACGTCTTCAAACCTACTTTGGAAGCGTGATAACCAGCGGTACGTTGACCCGTATGGCGGCTGATCGCCAACGGAAACTGACCAAATCTTGATGGAGCGCAATAAATGAGTGACAATTTAGCAACCGTTGAAAGCGAAAGCACAGCGGGGATGACGGTGGCGGAAGCCGCCAAAGCCTTTGAGTCGATGTTTGCCGAACCCGGAGAACAAGCAGAAACCAAGGCGCAAACGGATGGGGCGCAAGCCGAATCCGATGATGTTGGCGATGTAGAGACAGACGCGGAAGAGCAAGGCGAAGGGTCCGAAGACGTTGAAGCATCGAGCGAGTCAGACGAAGACGCTCAAGAGCAAGAGCAATCCAGTGAGCCACCAAAGTTCACCGTCAAGATTGATGGCAAAGAACAAGAGGTTGAACTCAATGAGTTGATCAACGGCTACCAGCGAACGGCTGACTACACACGCAAAACGCAAGCATTGGCTGAACAGCGCAAGGCCGCTGAAGCCGAGCTGAATGCGGTGCGTGAAGAGCGGCAAACTTACGCTCAATTGCTCACGGCTTTGCAACAGCAAATCCAACAGCAACAGGAAAACCCGATTGATATGGAGAGTCTGTACAGAGACGATCCAATTGAATGGGTGCGGCAAACCGAGTTGCAACGTCAGCGCAACGAGAAATTGGCAGCATCACAAGCCGAACTCCAGCGTTTGAATCAGTTGCAGCAGGCCGAAGTGCAACGATCAATGAAGGCCAGGCTTGAGCAAGAAGCGCAACTTCTTGTGGAGGCCATCCCCGAATGGAAGAACGCTGATACGGCGAAATCCGAAAAGGCGGCTTTGATTGAATTTGGTTTGAAAGAAGGTTTTCAAGAAGATGACTTGAAGGGCGTGGCTGATCACCGCGTTGTCAAGTTACTTCGTAAAGCAATGCTATACGACAAGATCACGGCAAAACAGGCAACGATCAAGCCCAAGCCGCCAACCGTACAGCAGTCCAAAGTCATTGCACCGGGTAACCCTAAGTCCGCCAAAGTTTCCACGAGCGAAGTAGTCCGCGCCAAACAGCGCCTTGCAAAAACCGGCAACGTCCGTGACGCTGCCAAACTGTTTGAACATCTCATCTAAAGGAAACCCAAATGACTATCGCATCAAACACCTTCCTTACTTACTCTGCAAAGGGTATTCGTGAGGACTTAAGCAATCAGATTTACAACATCAGCCCAGAAACCACACCGTTCATGAACAACATTGGACGCGGTACAGCTAGCAACACGCTGTTCCAGTGGCAGACAGATACGTTGGCGGACAACACCACCGCAAACGCGCAACTGCAAGGTGATGACATTTCGACGTATGACGCTGTAACGCCAACCGTTCAACTGACCAACTACACACAGATCAGCCGTAAGACTGTAGTGATCTCCGGTACGGTTGAGGCTGTCAACAAAGCAGGCCGCAAGTCAGAATTGGCCTACCAGTTGGCAAAGCGTGCGGCTGAACTGAAGCGTGATATGGAAACCATCATGCTGGCTAACCAGGCGGCATCCGCTGGTGACTCGACAACGGCCCAAAAGACCGGATCGTTGCTTGCGTTCATCAAGACCAACACCGACAAGGGTACGAACGGCGCTGATCCTTCTTACACCACGCTGCCCAACGATGATCGCAGCGATGGCGTAACCCGCGCATTCACTGAAACCATTCTCAAGAGTGTGCTTCAGAAAGTGTGGGAACAGGGCGGCGATCCTTCGATTGTGATGGTTGGTGCAAAGAACAAGCAAGTTGTTTCTGGCTTCAACGGTATCGCAACGCGCTATCGTGATGTGCCTGCTGGTAAGCAAGCGCAGATCATTGGCGCGGCTGATGTGTATGTTGGTGACTTTGGACAAGTCAACATTGTTCCTAACCGTTTCCAGCGTGATCGTGACGCGTTTGTACTGTCACCTGACTACGCCGGTGTGCATTTCCTTCGTCCGTTCCAGCAAGTTGAGCTTGCAACAACGGGCGATGCTGAAAAGCGCTTGCTTCTCGCTGAATATGGCCTTGCCATCTACAACGAGAAGGCACACGGTTTGGCGGCTGACCTTTCGACCTAACCAGCAACAAGGAACGGGGGCGGAAACGCTCCCGTTTTCACATGGAATCAAAACTTTTTGAGCATGATCCACTTCTTGGCCTAACGCGCATTTGGCATTACGACGAGGCTACAGACACAGCGGTGATTGAAACGATTCAAGACGCAACACCTATCGTTGAAACTAACAAGGCGCAGTTTGCATCCATCGACGAACGCGCAAAGTGGAACGGTGAAGGTCTTGGCGTACATGTTGCATCCATCCCCATGAACATCTACATGGACTTGGTGAGCAAGGGCATCACGCGCACAGAAAAAGATTTTAAGAAGTGGCTTAATGATCCCGATAACCGATTTTTCAGGACTCGACCAGGAAGGGTGTGATGGATAAGAAACGAATGATTAGCGTATGCGTCCCGGCAAGGGACGAAGTGCATTCAGACTTTGCGTTTGACCTTGTTAACGCTGTGGCGTTTCATGTAGCGCACAACCCGCATGACGTGGTGAACGTTAATATTTCCAAGGGAACGCTTCTTGTAAGCCAGCGTTCAGAATTAGTGATGACCGCCATGGAAAACAACGCTGACGTGGTGCTTTTTATCGATAGTGATATGCGTTTTCCGCAGGATACGATTGGCCGAATGCTTGAGCGTGATTTGCTCGTACTTGCTGCCAATTGCCCGCGTCGGCGTATGCCAGTGGGGCCGACGGCTGCGAACTATGATCCAGAAACACAGCGTAAGGTTCCTGTCTACACAGGTGAGCATGACACGGGCGTTGAGCAAGTTGACGCGGTTGGAACGGGCGTCATGATGATTGACACGAACGTGTTTCGCGCTATTGAGATGCCGTGGTTTGCTACGCCATGGGATGTGGCGGCTAAAGGCTACATGGGCGAGGACATCTATTTTTGCAAGTTATTGCGCGACAATAACATTCCGTTGTATATTGATCATGACCTGTCCAAGCACATTGGACATATAGGAACCTGGGAATACAAGCATCAGCACACCTGGGCAATCCGTCCGCAAGAGGATGCTTACCGAGCATCAATCGGTCTTAAGACCGAACTTCGCAAAAAGGACGCTGCCTAATCATGGCGCTTGGCACTTATTCGGAACTTAAAACGTCAATTGCTGATTGGTTGAATCGGTCCGATTTGACGTCTGCCATTGCCGACTTCATCACATTGGCGGAAGCCGAGTTCAATCGAACCGTACGCGTCCGCCAAATGATTGTGCGTGCTAACGCCACGCTTGATAGCGAATACACGCAATTACCATCCGATTTTCTGGAAATGGAAAATCTCGTGTTGCTCACAACAACGCCAACCAAATTGGAGTTTTTGAGCGATGAACAAAGCGATGACTTTTATACGCGTTACTTTTCGGCGTCTGGCACGCCGCGTTACTACACAATTATTGGTGATACGTTCAAAGTTGTCCCATCTCCGGGAACGGATACAACGCAAGTTCAAATGACGTATTACGGCAAGATTGCCGCGTTGTCTGATAGCAATACAACCAACTGGTTGTTGACTAAACATCCTGACCTTTATTTGTATGGCGCACTGCTGCAATCGGCGCCTTATTTGCAAGATGACTCACGCATTCAAGTTTGGGCGGCTGCGTATGCGCGTGGATTTGAAGCGATGAGGCTTGAGCAAGAACGCGCCAACTATTCAGGCACAACGCCACGCGTTCGTGCCAAACCAATGGGGTAATCCATGGCTAATTCATTCTCTGACTATCTTGAAAATAAAGTGTTGGCCCATGTGTTTGGAGGATCAGCTTACACGGCACCAACCACTATTTACGTTGGCCTTTTTACCGCTGACCCTGGTGAGTCAGGCTCAAGTAATGAAGTGTCGGGCAATGGTTATCTTCGCCAATCCATGGCGTTTACGGTATCTGGATCAGCCGCAACCAATACATCAGCCGTTGAGTTTCCAACTGCTACGGGTTCATGGGGAACGGTAACGCATACCGCACTTTATGACGCATCAACATCAGGCAATATGCTTGCCGTTGGGCAACTTAGCGCATCAAAATCTATCGGAACCAATGACGTGTTTCGATTCAATGCCGGTGATTTTGACATCACCCTTGACTGATGTACGGGTACGGCGCTGGCGTCTATGGCAAGAACATTTATGGGCTAACGGCCTATAAAGATGCTGCCGTAGCAATTGCCGCGCAAAGCGCGGTTGCAACAATTGGTCAGCGCATTGGACTTGGCGTTGTAGCGGTTAATGCAGCGTCAACGGTCAGCCCAACAGGTCAGCGCATTGCACTTGGTTCAGTAACAGTAGCCGCAACGTCAACGGTTAGCCCAACAGCGTCAAAAGTTGTTTTCGGAAGTGTTGCAATTGCCGGTGCGTCAGCGGTTGTGGCAGCGGGTAGTGAAGTTCACGAAGGCGCCGTAGCCATTGACGCATTGGCGGTGGTTGCTGTAAGCGCCAACAGAATTGCGGCAGCAAGCGTTACGATAACGGCTCAAAGTTTAGTTGAAGCGTCAGGTGGTGTGCGCCAGTTGGCGGCAGCAACGATCACGGCAACGTCAAGCGTAAGCGCAACGGGTTTTGAAAAATGGGAACCCGTTCCCGGTCCAACGAATAGTTGGTCAACGATTGTGGTGGGGCCAGCAACGTGGGATGAGCAATCCGATCCAACCGATACATGGACGCCACAAACCATAGTGGCTGAGTCTTGGTCAACGCAAACAACCCCAAGCAAATCTTGGACACCGCAAGTGTCCCCTTACTGAGGTGAAACATGGCTGATACAACAACCACCAATTTAAGTTTGACGAAACCAGAGGTTGGTGCGTCAACCGACACATGGGGTAACAAACTTAATACAAACCTTGATACGCTAGACGCAATATTTTCAGCGTCAGGCACAAGCGTTTCAATGAACGTTGGCAGCGGCAAGACGCTAACGCTTGGCGGCAACATGACCGGATCGGGAACGATCAATGGCGTATCCATTGGTCAGTCCGTTGCCGGTGCTGGATCGTTTACAACATTAAGCGCGTCGGGCAATACCACGTTTACCAATGCACCGATTTTGTCATCGCTTACAGCGTCAAAGCCTGTCTTCACAAGCGCAAGCAAAGCACTTACATCATCGGGCATTGTTCCTATTGATCAAGGCGGAACAGGTGCAAACCTAACTGATCCAAATGCTGATCGCATTTTGTTTTGGGATGATTCAGCAAGCGCGTTTACATTTTTGGAGGCTGGAACAGGTTTGTCAATTAGCGGGACAACACTTTCAGCATCTGGCGGAGCATCAATCTCCGCTGGTGACTCCAATGTCACTGTTAGCGATACAGGATCAAACGGAACCGTTACTGTTCAGACTGATGGCTCCGAGCGGATGCGTATTGACTCCTCCGGGCGACTGTTGATTGGTACGACTACGGCCAGAGGTACGACCACTGTTTCGTCCGCTAATGCAACACCGTCGTATACGGGGAATGGGCAACTTGTTTTGACGGTTCCAGAGACAACCGTTGGCTCTGGGGGGCAGATTCAATTCGGTGGCTTTTATACAGGGACGAATTACACTAGTTACGGAGCAATTAAAGGGGCCAAGGAAGGCGGAACTAATGCTGGGTACTTGGCTTTTTATTCGACACCTGATACTAGTGATTTGACAGAACGCGCCCGTATCACCTCCGGTGGTAACTTGCTAGTTGGTACAACCACCAACAATGCTTCTGGAGGGGTTATACAAGTATCCAACGGCATCACCTTCCCCGCCACGCAATCAGCATCCTCTGACGCGAATACATTGGATGATTATGAGGAAGGGACTTGGACACCAAATGTTGGCGGGACTGCAACATACACAACACAAACTGCTTCATATACAAAGATAGGCAATACTGTAGTCGTGTGGGGTGAAATAACAATAAATTTAATCGGTACTGGTTCCACAACACGAGTGTATGGACTACCTTTTACTAGCAACGGGTCTTATGTACAGCCAGGAAGTACCGGTTATTTTGCTAATTTGGCGCAATCTGTGTATTCAATGACTACCGCAGTAGAACCTGGAACAACTAATCTAGTCTTTCATACACAAACATCATTATCAGGAACTAATAACATCAATCAAGCTGTTTTAGGAAATTCTGCACGAATTCAATTTAGCGTAACTTATAAAGTTTAATTATCTGCCTCGGATGACGCAGACGGACCAACGAAAGGAACTTAAATGATTACCAAAGAAACCGTAGTAGATCAAATCACTGTCGTTGAGAACGGCATTGTTCTTTACCGAGAAGCCACCCGCATTATTGAGGATGGCAAAGTCTTAACCCAGACCTATCACCGCACATCGTTAACACCAGGGCAAGACCTCACAGACCGACCAGAGAAGGTGGTAGCGATTGCTCAAGCAGCGTGGACACCAGAGGTTGTAGCAGCCTATGAAGCAGCGCAGTTGGCAGCGCAGCAGGCGATGCAACCTGTGCAGCCAACTGAGTAAGGTGCGTCATGACCTCCGGTGATTCCGAAGCCTTAAAACGCATTGAGGTTCACGAAGCCGTATGCGATGAGCGGTATGCGCAGATCAATGCCAGGCTTAAGCGCTTGGAGATGATCCTAATGACAACGGCAGGAACCAGCATTCTTTTGTTGATCAACCTGGCGTTCAAGCTGAAATAGCATGATGACGCTCTTATCAACGCTCCTGTCATTCTTAGCCGGGGGCGTGCCTAAGTTGCTTGATCTTTGGCAGGACTCCAAGGACAAGGCGCATGAGCTAGAACTTGCCCGTATGCAGAATGAACGTGAGCGCGAGTTAGCCGCCATGGGATTGCTTGCGCAGCAACGCATCGAAGAGATTCATACCGAGCAAGTTGCGATGCAAACGCAAGCCGAAGAGATGAAAGCGCTTTACGCTCATGATATTGCAATTGGCGAAGGAACGAGTCAGTGGGTCAAGAACGCAAGGGCGTTAGTGCGTCCTGTCTTGACCTATGGCATGTTCATGTTGCTTGTATTCGTTGAGATTGGCGGGTTTTGGTACGCATGGACAACGAACGTGCCATTCGATTTGATGCTGGATCAATTGTGGGATGACGATACGCAGCAGATTTGGGCCGCGATTGTGGCCTTTCACTTTGGGTCACGAGCGTTTGCAAAATGATCAGTGCACACGCACTCCAAATGATCAAGCATCACGAAGGTGTGCGTGCGCGGCCTTATCGCTGCCCGGCGTTGCTTTGGACCGTGGGTGTGGGACATGTCATTGAACCAGCGCATATCAACATCAAGATCGAAGAGCGCAAATATTTACCT